TTCAAACAAGAATAAACCAGATTACAGATCGTTACAGAAAAGAGCAAAGAGATAAAGAAGAAGCTGTTAGACTTGCAGAGACTTTAAAATCTGAAAACGAAAAACTTCAAACTCAAATACAAAACTTAGATAAAGGCTATATTTCTGAGTATGGTACAAGAATTGAATCTCAGCTTTCCTCTGCTTCTGAGGCATTGAAAAAAGCTCTTGAAGTTAATGACACTGATGCAATTGTTAAAGCACAACAAGCGATTGCTAAAGTTACGATAGAGCAAGAAAGGCATAGGATAGCTAAAGAAAGACAAGAGCAAAATGTTTCACGTGAAACATCTGAGCCTCAAACTATTCAACAACCGCAACAACAACTGCAACAACCAGATCCAAAGGCAAAAGCATGGGCAGAAAAAAATAGTTGGTTTGGTGAAAATGAAGAAATGACCTATCTTGCTTTAGGTTTAGACAAAAAATTAGTACAAGAAGGATTTGACTTAGGAAGTGATGAATACTATTCTGAGTTAGATAAACGAATTAGGACAAGATTTCCTGAAGAGTTTCAACAAGAAACGAGTGGTGTTAACAGAGTCGCCCCTGCTGATAGCACCGCATCTCGCAGTAATTCAAAGGGACGCAGGACTGTGAAGTTGTCGCCATCACAAGTTATGATGGCAAAAAGACTGAATGTTCCGTTAGAAGAATACGCTAAATATGTAAAAGAGTAGGAAATAACATGACAGATAGAACAACTTTACGATCAGATACGACACGTGCAAAAACAACACGCAGAAAACCATGGGCACCACCAAGCAGACTTGATGCTCCAAAGCCAAAAGATGGATTTAAACATCGTTGGATTAGAACTCATTTAAGAGGTGATGACGATCAAATGAACGTTCATTCAAGACTTAGAGAAGGTTATGAGCCAGTAAGAGCAGATGAATATCCAGATCAAGACTTTGCAGCAGTTGAAGAAGGAAAGCATGAGGGTGTTATAGGTAATGGTGGCTTAATGCTTGCCAGAATACCTGAAGAGACAGTTGACGAGAGAACTGAATACTTTCGGGATCAGACCCGCAATCAAATGACTGCCGTAGATCAGGACTTAATGAAGGAGCAACATCCTTCTATGCCTATTGAGCAAAGTAGGCGTTCAAAAGTAACTTTTGGAAAGGAATAATTCCTTTTCATAATTTTATAGGAGCTATAAATGGCAAATGCAGACTTAAAGTTTGGCTTAAAGCCGATTAATGCTATAGGGGGTACGTTCCCTGGTGGCACTAATCAGTATTTCATTGCTAGTGATGCATCAGCTATTTTCCAAGGCTCTCCTGTTCAAGCTGAGTTAACTGGTGGTACAGTCCAAGTCTTAGGAAATGCCACTGGAGATACTAAGCAGATCTTAGGAGTTTTTGCTGGGTGTGAATATGTTGACGCAACTACAAAGAAATTGAGATTTAATAACACGTGGCCAGGATCTGGTTCAGCGGATACAAATTTTGATATCAAAGCTTTTATTTATGACAATCCAATGCAAAGATATGTCATTTGTTCTGATGGTACTAATACCAACAGAGCAACAGCAAAAGCTGATATTTTCAAAACCGCTGAGATAGAAAATGCTACAAGTGGAAATACTACAACTGGTATATCAACCGCACAGATTGATATTTCTACTGCTGAAGATTCCGATCCATCAAATCCTTTGATGATTGTTGGAATTGAAGAGGATGTAGAAAATCAAGATCATTCTGCTGCAGGTATTAAATATATCGTTAAAATTAACAATCATGTCTTCTTCAGTTCTGTTGGAGATCCTGATGCAGCTATATCATAAGGAGGCTTAATTATGGCTATTTCAAGAGCACAACTCGCCAAAGAATTAGAGCCTGGTTTAAACGCTCTCTTTGGTATGGAATTCGCAAGGTATGAAAACCAACATGCGGAGATCTACACAACTGAATCTTCAGATCGATCATTTGAAGAAGAAGTAATGCTTTCTGGTTTTGGTGCAGCACCAGTGAAACAAGAGGGTTCTGGAGTATCATTTGATGATGCTAACGAATCATTCACTGCTCGTTACAACCATGAAACTATTGCTTTGGCATTCTCGATTACTGAAGAAGCAGTAGAGGACAACTTATATGATAGATTGTCTTCAAGATACACTCGTGCATTAGCAAGATCTATGGCGCACACAAAGCAAGTTAAGGCAGCTTCTGTTCTTAATAATGCTTTTGACAGTTCAGTTACTGGTGGTGACGGAGTTGAATTATGTTCAACTGCACATCCAATTATCACTGGCGGTACTTTTGCTAATGAACCATCAACAGATGCAGACCTTAACGAAACATCACTTGAAGATGCTTTAATTAGTATTGCGGGTTTTGTGGACGAAAGAGGTCTACGAATTGCTTTGACTGGTAGAAAACTACTTGTTCCAAGACAACTTCAATTTGTTGCTGAGAGATTAATGGCATCTAATTTAAGAACTGCAACAGCAGATAATGACATTAATGCAATAAGATCAACTGGTATGTTACCAGAGGGTTACACCATTAATGACTTCTTAACTGATACAGATGCGTTTTTCATTTTGACTGATGCCCCAAGAGGTTTCATGCACTTTGAAAGAACTCCATTAGCTACTCAGATGGAAGCAGATTTTGATACTGGCAACATGAGATTTAAAGCCAGAGAAAGATACAGTTTTGGATTTTCTGATCCAAGATGTGTCTTTGGATCAAAAGGTGCATAACTAAAATCCTTTTTCGGATTAAAAGAGCGACTTTACAGTCGCTCTTTTTTTATGTTATAGTTTTAATACCTTGACGAAGAATTAACTTCGACATTGGCCAAGACAAGGAGATTCATATGGCTAATACAACTTTCTCGGGTCCAGTCCGATCAGAAGGTGGTTTTACATCAGTAAGTAAAAACGCTACAACTGGAGCATTCACTACACAATCTAGTATTAATTCAAGCGGTATTGCATCTTTTGATGCTAACACAATGCCAACGGAAGCTGGTACTGGTATTACTGGTGGAACAGGAACCATTTACAGAAGCTCTGTTATGAGATCAGGTGGCATTATTACAACAAGAATATTAATAGATTTAACTGGTTTAAGATCAACTGCATCTGGCGACATCATTGGTGTAAATGGAACATCTAATGTTTGTCATATAGGTCAAATAACTGCTGCTAGAAATGGTACAATCTTAACAGGTAGTATGGAATGTTTTGAAGCACCTGCAGGTGGTGATCCAGATATTAATGTGCATTCTGCCACAGAGGGCACAGGTGTTGAAGATGGAGCTATTTCTAGTTTAAGTGAGACATTGTTGGTTAACGCTGGTGATGCAACACTTGGAAGTAAAGTCTATTTTACTGCGGTGCCTGCTGCTGACGAGTTTTTATACTTAACACTTGGTGATACAACAGATGCTGATTATACAGCAGGTAAATTGTTGATCGAATTAATGGGTTACGAAGCTTAATATAGGAGAGTGATATGGCTGATGCAGTAACTTCGCAAACAATTTTTGATAATTCGAAATCTGTTATACAGAAATTTACCAACATTTCTGATGGAACTGGCGAATCAGCAGTTGTAAAAGTAGATGTAAGTGCTCTTTCTGCAAGTGCAAAGGGAGAAACTTGCACTGGAGTAACAATTGAAAAAATTTGGTGGCAATGTATTGGCATGAAAACCAGATTGTTTTTCGATGCTACATCAGATGCATTTATTATTGAATTAGGCGAAAATCAAAGTGGATATCACGACTATACTGGATTTGGTGGATTAACTAATAATGCAGGTGGTGGTAAAACTGGCGATATAGCTTTTACAACTGTAGGTCATAGTTCTGGAGATACATATACTGTCACTCTTCAGATGAGAAAGAATTATGACTAGAAAAAGGGATAAGCAACCCCCTAAAACAAAAAAGTATTTCCGTCCCACTAAAAAAGGGGCGGGAATGACTAAAGCGGGTGTAGCTCGTTATCGAAAAGATAATCCTGG